TAGATGTGAGAGATTATCTGCCATGATGTATGCATTAGTTTGGTTTCACTTTGTTCGAACAGATCATTTACAGTATTATTTGTTAGATACTTACACTGACAAAGAGATTTGTTTAGTTGAAAGAGATAAAGCTGGAGTGTTAGTTACCTCGAATGATATGATTTTAGAATGTATTTTATTAGATGAGGATAGTCGAGGTAAAGAGGAATAGGTTTGTTGTGTATACAGACGATGGTAAATTGGTTATACAAACAAGCAGTAGTAAAATAGCAAAAAGGTTTTGTGATGGCTTCTACGATAATTGATGACTATAAAATTTTTCCTAGGTTAATGATGCTTGTAGTTACAATTCTTACTTATCAAGCGGTGCATTGGTATATGTCTTTGCCACCAGACTTCCCTAACATTACGCAAGCTGCTGGTTTAGTATCTGTTTGCATGGGAGCATTGACAGGTTGCTTTGGTATCTGGATGAATAAGGAAGCCAAGACAGATAGGAGTGGGCAATGATTGGAATACTTCAAAGCGTTGCAGGTTTGGCAACAACAATTATAGATTCAAAAGCTAAAGTAAAAGCTGCTGAAGCTGAGACAAAGATGAAGCTAGCTACTGGTGAAATTAGTTGGGAGCAAGCTGCTATCGAGGCTAGTAAAGATAGCTGGAAAGATGAGTTGTGGACTATTGTTTTTGTTTTGATACTTTGCGCCAACTTCATACCTGCATTACAAGAGCCTATGAAGCAGGGCTTTGAGAATCTTAAGCAATGCCCAGCGTGGGTATCTTGGGGAATGTATGCTTCAATAGCAGCCAGTTTTGGAATCCGAACAATGAGAGGTTTTGGAAAATGACATACAAGTTAAGCAATAGGTCTTTAGAAAGATTAGAAGGCGTCGATGATAAATTAATAGCATTAGCTAAGTATGCTATAGGAATAACTAAGGTTGATTTTGGGATACCACATTTAGGTGGACTAAGAACAATGGAGCAACAGCGTGAGTTAGTTAACAAAGGTGCTAGTCAGACTATGAAGTCTAAACATCTTGAAGGTATTGCAATAGATACTGTTGCTTACATTGGGCCAAGAGTATCTTGGGAATTAAATCTGTATGATGATATTGCTGATGCTATGAAGCAATCAGCTAATGATCTTGGAATTAAAATTCGTTGGGGTGCAGCTTGGCATATAGATTCTATTGGTGATTATGAAGGTACAATGGAAGATGCAATGAATGAGTACATCGATCTTCGAAGGTCGCAAGGTAAGAGACCTTTCATCGATGCACCACATTACGAGTTAAGCGTTTAGAACACCAAGTAAAACTTCTTTTGCTGAATCCATAGCTTTTAATTCTTTTTTCTTGAATCCAGATGATCCTTCACATTCATCTTCTTGTCCGTAAACTCCTAGTTCCCATTCATGAATTGCATCGAGTAACATTGTTATTTCTTGTTCAGTAAGCTTTACAGTTTTCATTGGTCACTCCATCTTGATTTATATTTCTGAACACTGCTTACGCTAACGCCAACTATCTTTGCAGTTGAAGAAGCACACCATCCTCTAGCTAAGAAATATTCTATGTCAGAGATCTCTTTCTTGGTTAGCTTTGAGTTGCGCCATCCATCGCCTTTAGTTATTGGCGGTGGCTTGCTTGGTGCTGGTGGATTTTGTTTCATGTGAGGGTCAATGTGGGATTGTTTTCTGCCATTGAGTGAGAAGCGTTTTGAAAATCTGTTGTTAATTTTTTTTGCTTCTTCAGCCATTTTTTTTCCGAGCTGTTCTTCTGTCATTGTATCTTCCTAAAAAAAGCCAGCCCCGAAAGGCTGGCAAGTTAAGCAGAGGTTATAGTCTCAAAACAGGCAGTGTTTTTCCTCTGCGGAGAACGTTTCTAAAACGGTATGTCTTTGTTACCGCTCTTTTGTTCTGTTACTTCAAGTGATAGATATGGCGCACCGTCCTTTTCTTTTTGCCAAGCTGCTAGTCTTTGCTTGTCACCAAGTGGGCCTGAGAATTTAGGCGCACCCTCTTTTGGATTATCGTTAAGGAATAATCTACCGAGTTTGCCGTAAACATCAATAGCTGTTTTGCCATCTCTGGTTTCGTTTGTAATTAATGCAATCTGATGATCTTTGTAATCGATTTGTAGCTTGCCTTGCAAAAATAATTTTTGCTCAGGATAAGGTGTGAAAGCTGCACCTCGATTGTTGTTGTCGTATTGTTCAGCCATTATTTAATATCCTTCCATATGTTGGTTACTGGGCTATCAGACTTATTGTCGCTCGCGCTGCGCTTTGGTGGCGCGCTCGCTAAGTTGCCATCATCATCTTCAGTGGGAAGATTAAGCAATGACAATATACCGTAGCGTCTGGCGTATGTAATTGCACCGCCAAGTGCTTGCATATCTTTCTTATGCAATACGATTGGTATGTCAGTGCTTAGTACCAAGTTCCTATCGTCTTGATGTATGATCGATGTTTGGACAAACATACCATGCTCATTGCCGAATGTTCGATGTGTAAGAATAAATCCTGCATCATCTAAGGGGCTAGTTACTGCCTCTATTACATTATCTAGTGTAGCATAGTGGTTTCCAAAGTGAGGGTTCTTACCGTCACGTTTGATAGGCTGTATCTTTTTACGAACCTCTCTTAGTAGTGTGATAACATTAACTGGTGTATCAGGAAATGCTTTTGCCATTGTGTTCTCCTTTCTGGCTGTTTAGTTTCTTTTAGTTATTCTCAGGTGTCCGCGCCTGTCGCGTTTTACCGTGAGGTAATCACAGTAAACCTCTCTCTCATTACTTCCGACCATGTTCTTAAGGTCTTTCTTCGCGTTCTCAAATGTTTTATTAGTTTCAAGTCCATTGATGTAGGTGACTGCTGCATCAACGAACATGTTATCAGAAGTCGCATCTCTCTTGACCATTTCATCGACTTCAATGCTGTCCGTAGAGATACTTGGTGTATCGATACCGATTGGTTCTTCGTCACGTTGAACGTAACCCCAGAAGTCTGATACCACTGCCCACATAGAACTGAAATACTCTTGGTCGAACGCAACATGCCGTGTACTCCAATCACTGTTACCAAAAATTACTGAAAGATAAGCCCCTTTCGCTTGGGCGAGAGCGGCATACAACTGGATTTGAGGCATGTAATACTCGACCACATCATCCATCTTCCAGAAAGTATTTGTATGTTTGGCTTCAACAACAGATGATTTAGCCCACCAGAATGCATCGATAGTACCGCGCACTGGTACATTGCCAATGTCTTTTTCAAATTCTCTTTGATGATCTGACAGTATGCAACCTTTGTGTTCTTTTTCAAACCAACTTAGATTAAAGTCTTCAGTTATTGTACCAAGTTGTACTGCTAGATTGTTTGTTAAATCTTCTGGTAATTCTCTACCAGTTTTAATTTGCCATAGTTCGAGCCAGTTACCTTGCATTATTTTTACGCAATCACTGCCTCCAATAAATCCTTTACGATTCATTATTTTGTACCTCTTTTATACTTAGCACTTCAAAATCTTTTGAGTGATCATAGCCAACATCATCTCTTAGATCCATTATTGCGACAGATTGCACAAGGTCTGGATCATTGCATTCAACATGATATGTCATTCTAAAAGTTTCACACGGCACAAATGTGACTTCATAATTAGCCATTTTAGTTCTCCTTTTTGTGAGGGGTTCTTGGGAATCTGCCCCTCGATCAGATGCTCAAACGTAATCTCTCAAGCGGATGCTACTTTTATTGAGAAAACGCTCCCAAGAATTTGTTTGTTTATAACAACTTACTTACTGCATATAAGCAGCATTGTCAATAGTTGTCACCTAAATAATTTTTGAAATCTTGCTCTGTGATGTCAGTATTTTCGAGTAAGCGTTGCTTACCTCTGCCTCGAAGATGATACTCACCTACTGATTGGCCTCGTTTGATTTGGTTGGCAATCATTTGGTCAGAGGTAGGTAGCTTGTTGTAAAATACTTTTTTCATGTCACGCGCTACATGTTTGTTATTTAATGCAGCTTGAACTTTGTTCATCCAATCATCAGTCATCTAACTCGCCAGATTTGTAATAGTAAGTAATGTATTTATCATTTTCCTTACGTTTGTATGACTCTATTGGAAAGCCTTCTTGTTTAAGGTCATAGATACGAGCGGCTAATCGCATAGATTTTATCCATCTTAATGCATCGAGTGCTGATATGTGCGAGCCTCTATTTAGTATTTCTTTTAATTGTTTTAGTTGAGATTCCATTGTTGTTCTCCATTAGTTGTTGGAATGTATTGCCATCCATGATGACTAGTGTTTGCGGAGTTCCTCTCCGTCTTTTATAAAATGCTATGTCTCGTCCTTCGAGGACTGAGAACGGGTTTGGAAATTTTGATTTATCTCTGTATTTAACTTCTCCCACAAGTTCGTAATCTCTGATTTTGAGTTTAATGTCTCCAGAATATTCTCCTCCCAGACTTCCAGAAAGGGGTTGTCTTTTTGCTGTGATGCCAATGATTTTGTTGAGCCATTCGACGAACCACTTTTCATGATATGTGCCTTTTGATTTGTTTCGGTTTGGCATAATACTTTAAGCTCTCTTTCATAACAATTTAAGCAGTAAAAATTGCATGGTTCTGTTGATCCTTTTGGATCGTCTTTAAGTATTGCAACGAAGTTGTATGCTTTTTTTTTACAAGTTAAGCAGTAAATAGATTGTCGTTTCAATATCTATAGACTCTTTTTCGTGTGACAGTAGGATGTCCTTTGCGTTCTAAATATTTATCACGTTTGATTTTTTCATCAACGGCCTTAAAGATCTTCAAAGCGGTCTCATATCTTAGTTCTGTTGCATTATTTATTGTACGATAATAAGTACTGGTTGGTATATCTGCTACCCGAAATGCTTCTTTGAGTTCTACATTTCGGGAAGCAGCATATTCTGTTATAGTATCAAGATAACTTTTCATGCTGCGAATATGCAGCAATCATTAATTAAGTGTCAAGATCTATTTCTCCGTGTCCATCACATTCCTCACATGTGACTAGTTTGTCATCGAAGAAACCACCATTGACGTAATCTACAACAGGTACATCAATGTAGTATTCACCAAGACCATCACAGTTCTTACAAGTTACTTCATTAGGTTCTGTACTCGACATTCCTTATCTTCTTTCATTTGCAAATACACTTTGTTGATAAATTTTTTTAGCTTTTCAACTTCTTCCATACTGTAAGAATGTAATGTTCCTTTCCTAAAATCTGGATGATGTATTCTTAGATAAAGTTTTTCAGGGTGAGTATCCGAATATTCAAGAACCATGTCACGTTCTTTTAGTTTATGTTCATCGTCAAGATAAACTTTATCTATATGCAGTGTTTGAGAAGCACACATTTTGTACGTCATAGTATTACCTCTTGTTCTAGTTTCTGCCATGCTGCTGAGTTTAGTGCATTTTCAACAGCACCCTCACGTTGGAAAGCGGTAATGTGAGGCGATCTGCTGTCCTCTGAGGTATGGGTAGACCAATATGTGAGGCAGTTGTACAACGCCCATAAATTGGGCCCTAAATGCTGGCTCTCGTTAGAATAAATACCTAACAACTTTTCTAGCTGCTTCTCATTTGTCTTGGTGATGCCACGCTGTCTGGTGAAAGCTTTAGCGACTGTAGCTTTGAAGAATGATTCAACATCCTCTTGTTCTACCTTCGTGCGCGTCCAAGTGGCCCATCGATCACGATTGCTGATGAATGTTTCCAAACCCAACTTAATTTTGTTGGCACTACCTTCAATATTTATTGACGTAGTATGTTTGTATTTAGAAGTAGCAATAGCTAAACCAGATACCATACCATTTTTGCATAGTAATCTGTAACCTTTACTTTTCTGTAAAAAACTCCAAGACGCATCGTAACTGTTCATGAAGTCAACTCTGAAGTTTACAATGTCGCCAACTTCTGCTGAATATTTGTTTTCGATATACAAGTCTCGGAAATGTACAGTACCGCGCATCTTTGCACCGTTGTC